TTGATTTTGAGGGTACCTCTACTATTCCAGACTCCTCTAACGGCTCTCCTGGGCCATTTGTGGGGGCCGTTGATTCAATTTTAGCAGCTGAAATCTCAATATTAGGCTCATCTGGTATATCCAGGTCTAATTCTTTAATCTCCTGGACAAAAGTTTCTACCTCTACCATTACCTCCTGGAATTGTTCTGAGATTTCTATTTCTGGTAATTGAATTTCGACATCTGAAGTTGTACCAACATCACCTGGTAAATTTATTGTCGTTACCATATCATATTGTTCCATGTTCATTTCAATATCTTGCTGAATATCATTAGGTAAATTATTAAACTCTTCATCTGTCATCATTATTTCTGGAGTCAATGATACAAGAGGCTGCACTATTTCAATCCAACTATCAGTAGTCGTGGTAATAGTATTGTAGTTAATGACATAATTATAATTATCGAAATAATAATTCTTTGCTCCACCCACACTAATAAATACTTTAGATAATTCACCCGAAAAATCATAAGTTCCAGAATAGTTAGTTGGAGTATTACTATATTCTAATGCAACTCTTCCCGTTTCCCATTGTAATATATTATTAGAATCCCATCCCTTAGACTCAATGTATCCCCATGTATTTGATTGTGAATGA